CACCTTATCAGGTGCATACACCATGCCGTCAGCAAATAAATGCTGAACAGAATACAAACGGGATAGCTTATCCTGACTTTTAGGGTCGCAAAGCTGTACCGCAAAGCCCTCAGACCCATAAAGTCTGCGCAATTCCTGCGATACGGAGATACCTGCAGCCTTGTTCTCCACCAAAAGCTTGTCTACTTTCAATGACTTACAGGTTTTAGCTACCTTTTCCACCAGATCATGGAATTCAAGACGCTCCTGCCATGAATGCATCAGCATCAAGCGCGGCGCAGTCTCTGCATAGCCCCGGTCAAAGTACATTGGGCGGCCATCCTTGTCCAAAATGCGGTTAGCAATGGCCGTAGAGTCAGTAGTAAACACGCCCCAGATGGAAATCGCGGAGTAATCGTTGGTAGTTTTGGTTGTGTACGCCGTATCCAATGACGCAATGATATAATCCATGGGCGGATAGCTTTGCTCCTCCCACAGCTTCCACCACTCGCGCTTGATGACACCGCCACCGGCTGGCTCTGGGCGCTGCTGCAACTGCCCTGCGGACATAAATGGCCCCAGTGAACGCTCCAGCCCCAGAACTTCCTTAGTCCCAAAGCGGTCAGGCCAAAGCAACTCACCTTCTTCAGTGCGCGGATCTTCCCAGCCAATGTTGGTTACAAAGGACCGATCAGGCTCGTACTTCATGGGCAGGCACAGGTGCGTCCATTCGCCCACATCTTTTTCAATAACATGCCCGGTCAGATCATTTTCGGCCAGTCTCTGCTGAATAATGACATATGCGCCTGTCTTGGAGTCATTCAGACGGGTGGACATCGTCCCATCCCACCACTCAATCGTGCTTTCAATGTTGGCATCCGAAAACGCCTCAGACGCAGAGTTAGGGTCATCGACCACAATGATCGATCCACCTTCACCCGTCACCGCCGCACCAACTGACGTAATCAGGCGCTCACCGCCATGGTCATTGGAAAAGCGGGACTTTGTGTTCTGGTCGGAGTTCAGCTTAAAGCGCTCACCCCACATGCTCTGATACCATGGCGATTCAATCAGACGCCTACACTTAACGCTGTCACGCAGCACCAACTGGTTGGCATAGGACGCCATCAGGAACTGCACACCCGGCCCTGACGTAGCGGAAACCTCAGGCTGCGCCCATGTCCACGCAGGGAACGCCACTGACGTAATGGTACTCTTACCCATACGCGGCGGGATGTTAATGATCAGCCGCTTGATGTCGCCATCAACCACAGCCTGCAAATGCTCGGCCACAGCTTCAATTGGCCAACCATCTTTCCATGTGCTGGCGTCAATGTACTTCCACGCATTGGTCAGAAAGTAATACAGGCTCTCTTCACAGTCAGCCCGGTCCAGTTCCATTAACTGGCGCTGGATGTTTATCTGCGAAATGTCGAAGGTCATCAGTCCCGCTCTTCGCGCATAGCCACAAACTGCTCAATTATATCCGCGCAGCATTCCTTAGCATCTTCCCACTGATCAGCCGTCAGTGTGCTAACTTGCCCCTTCATCACGCGGATAAGGAAATGCGGGTCAACCCTCAGCTTGGGGTCAAACGTCATTGCAACCCACTCAACTGGATCAGGCATCATTCACTTCCTCATATTCGCCATCAATAATATTAGGCTGAGCCTGCGCATTAGGCGCTGCCAACCTTAGGGCCGAATTTAATATATCCCGCAACGCCTCACGCTGATCTGCATCCAAAAGCCGTGGGTCAACAGTCTGCGTCTTCTGGCTAATCTCTAACACCTTGCCGTCAGCGCCAGTCATCTCAAGGCGCTTAACGTCCTTAAATGTATCCCCACCCAAACGGCTCAGTAAATAAATCCCGGCCTGTACCGTGCCCTTATGGTTCTCATCGCGGGCAATATTGTACAGGTTGGTCTTTACGTCATCCATCAAAAGGCTCAGGCCAGTGTCTAGTTCATTGCGGTAATGATTAGTCAGGGCCGTAACGCTAATCCCCATCACCTTGGCAATGTTCTCTTGGTTCATGCCAAGCCCTACCGCATGCAATACGCCCCGGCGCGTCTTGTCCGTTGGGATATGCTCATTGGGACTTTTGCGTTTTACATTTCCGCCGGGAAGCAATGCGCGGATAGGCGACACGGTATAGCGCTTGTCGATACCGTCAACGTCGGTGGGCTCACCGTCCTGCATAATAAGGTTTTTGGATTTAGACGCCATAGATATGCTCACTGAATTGAATATGCCACCTATCTAATACGGATCGGGCATTTGAGCAAGTATCGCTATTTTGTAAAATACCCCCGCCCCTTTTATTTTGCGAAGGGGTACCCCCTTATTGGGGCAGGTTTGCTTTTGTGCAGGAAAAACAGCCCGGTCAGACGCGAGGGAGGGTGTGCTAACCGGCTGCCATCATCAACGCAAGGAGCAACCAAACGTGTCCTGTATATATACAGGGACGTGCGAATGTGCGCAAGTATGTTTTGGGAGGCATGCCGATTGCTCTGCTTGTAACCCCCCATGGTACCTAATTAATAGAAAAAAGGGGTGTACCCCTACCCTTTATTTGACAGATATTCTCTACCTGACAATTAGCTGACTGTCCTTTGGACAGACGTCTTGTTTGCTGACCAGCCTACGGCTGGCGGGCGCGCAAGCGCGCTGACGCACCATAGGCACGACAGCGCACATGCACACGGGCGCGGGGCTCAGGCTTCGACCTCCTCCCAATACATATAGTCAGCGTCCTGACCATGGCGGAAGTAGTTGGGCTCTGAGCCCTCACGCTCCAAACGCACATAGCGGTCAAGGTGGTCTGCCTTGCTGGTGCGCAGCGCATAGGTCCGTGCGTCTATGAACCAGCGGAAGGCAGCGCGTTCGCGCCACTCGCCTTGGAAGCCAGCGTCCTGCTGGCTGACAACGTAATGCAGCGCGCTCATGCTGCGATCTCCCCATTGGTGTAGACGGTGACGCTGACGCCCTCTTCCGGCCAGCGGTAGTCGCTGGTGCGATAGGTGCCGTTGATCATCTTGCTCAGTGCGCGGGCCGCATAGCCAGCCTCAGTGGCATTAAAGAATTTAGCTACCGTGTCCCATTCATGGGTGATGGTGCATTTGGCTTCAAGTTCTACGTTCATTTCAGTTGCTCCCTGATTGAATTAAAGCGGCGTCACCTAACCCGCTCCACGACACTTAAGGTTCCCGTTACTATTGGGCCGCTGGGCATTTCTGCCTGTGCCTCTTAGGCGGTAGTGCTGCTCTGGGGCATGCCCCTTTGCTGTCACCATCATTAGGGCAAGCTGCCCAATGTGTAAAGAAAAGAATGCACCGCAATGGTTGTAAATTAAATCCATAATGGGGACAGTTGTGTTTGACCATGTGGGCGAGATGCCCTAGTGATAATGCAGCAACCAAGCAACGGAGCCAGTTACATGACACAAGGAATTGGATTTAGAAAAGAAAACTACCACAGCGCAGACGGCAATAGGCTTTCTCGCATTTATTTTGATGGCTTCATTGAAGCCTACAGGATTGAAATGTTCGAGGGTACGTTTGTCCATGTTGGCCACACCTATCCAGACCTCGACAAACAAACATATCGTAAAGACCTAGACCAAGCGCGTGAGATTGCGCTTCAGTATGTCGCAAGCAAGGAGCAAGCAGCATGAATACCACCGACCTCACTATCACCCGCGTAAGCGAAGACATTGGCCCCGACAGCTTCATCGTTAAGGGGAAGCTTGGCAGCGCCTACATAGAGCGTGGCGACAATGGCCTCTGGTACATCAACCAGCGCACAGGTGGCGACAGCCGCGAGGCGCGCACCAACAGGGATGACGCGATGCTGTGGGCCATAACACTATGCTCCACCGTCTTTATAAAGGCGACAGCAGCATGACCGACATGACCGCACTGCACATCGCATCGACCATCTTCTTTATCGGCGTTGGCGCATTGAGCGCTTACGCAATCACCACCACCCTGAAGGGAAACTGACATGACTGCATTCGATTACCAAGCCGCCGCGCAAGAGCGCAACCGCCGTGCCAAGATGGTGCGTGACGCAGCGCAAGACCTGCTGGCTGCGCTCATCGAGTTGCAGCAAATGGTGGAGGCGGGGGAGAACAACGAAGGTACGCATGAAGTCGTGCGGGAGGCGATAGCGAAGGCAACGGGGGTATAATCGTTGATCGCATTTACCACTTAATCACCACCCACTTATCGAAACAATCCGCCCTAAATATCAAATAGCTGTTTACATATAGGGCATAATGCCCTACGACAATTAAGCGGCAACGAATTAACAACCGCAGTAAACCTTATCTTATTTTATTTTATTGGAGATTTGAAATGGCTACACTTTTTTCACGCGCACACAACCTGTGCAACATCGACCAGCTTGGCGAGATCAAGGCGCAGATTGCGGACCTGACCGCAGTCGCTGACAAGCTTGCAGCGGACATCAAAGACCTTGGCGCAGGCA